CATATCATTTTAAACAACTTGCACTAGAAGAACAGGATATTGAGTGGCTTATTGAACAGGCTGAAAAGGTTGAACAGTTAGAAAAGGAAAATTCAGCCATGAAAAGGGTTATCGAATACCTTTGACATAAATTGCGTACTAAGGGTGATTGAATGAAAAAAGAAGAAAAAGAATGGTGGAATGGTTTTATAACAGCTTTACCAATCGGAATTGTTATTGGTTTAATAATCGGATTTTTTAAATTTTAAGTCGCTATACGAATAAATTGTGAAGTGATGAAAGGGTGAGGAAAGATGTTTAATTATGAACAGATTTTCTACAATGAAGTCATTTACTACCTAGAACAAAAATGGAATCGCAAACTAACGGATCACGAAAAACATATAGCAATTGAATGTTATCGTTTTGGACGTAAAATCGAAATGGAAAACGAAATCAGAATCTTAGAGGTGAAATAGATGTCCGAGTTTTTTGATACGCTGCCAGTGATTGAGGATGAAATCAATCGTCCGAACCATTACCACAAAAACGAAATTGATGTAAATGGATACCTGGAAAAGCATTTCCCAAAGGAAGCCAATGTAACGGTAGCAGAAGGCTTTTATATCGGGAACATCATCAAATATGTAAGTCGTCATAAGGAAAAAGGTGGAATGAAGGATTTAGAAAAGGCTCAATTCAATCTAAATAAATTGATGGAATGGAGACAGAAGCATGAAGAAGCCTAAATATATAGAAGATCACGACAGTCAACAGTACAAAAAGCGGTTAAGGGAACATATGCAGCTGATTAATCCCAAGCCGGACCAGGAAGAAAGAGAACGGAGAATTCAAGAACATTTAAAACGGAGGGAAAAATAAATGGCTGATTACCTCAATGAATACCAACAAATGATGGTCGATTTAAAAATTGAACTATACACCAGGCCGGATCTACACGACAAGGTAAAAGGATATATTGAGGAATTAGAACAGCAGAAGAAAAACTCGCAAGAACAATATATAGAAACGTTTAGTAGGCTGGAAAAAGCAGATTACGATTTTAATAATTTAATAAAAATACATGAAAATTTAGGGGATACCTTGAAGCTTCTTACAGTAGAAAACAAAGCTTTAAAAGAGGTTGTTCGGGCACATGGACAGTTAGCAGCGGTGATGTTAAGTGAATGAATTCTTTCCCGTGCCGAAACCGTCGCATAGTCGCCGTGTGAAGAAGCGTGGAGATCGCAGTAAGTTTTCGAAGATGGTCAGGGATGCCGTAAAAGAAAAATACAACAATCAATGTGCTGAATGTGGGGGCAAAGGATTACATCTTCATCACGTGACCTTCCGAAGTCAAGGGGGCCGTGGAGTTATATCAAACGCTTTACTCCTTTGCAATCAATGCCATAAATACATTCATTTAAATGAAGAACGAGCGCTTTACTGGAGAGAAGTCTTTAAAAAGGAATATGGCCCGTTATACTTTATGGACAAAGAGGATTTGGAATATAAATACCTCACCCAAGAACTACGAGAAGAAGATAAAACGGTGAGGGAGTGGAAAAAGCACAATGCGGCGTTTGACCTGTCACAAAAAAACTAATTATGACGGTGATAAGCTCCTGGTATTAACGATTTGGGAAGAAGGAGCAGGCAAAGAAACCGTGAAGAAAGAAAATCAGTACTGCAAAACACAGGAATTGCTAATCAATCGGGGTGACTTTTACGAATTCGTAGAGAAAAAAGCGTAAAAAGATTCATTATAAATATATGTCAATTTAGGATGTGAGACAAGAGAACATGCGTTTCTTAGACTTATTCGCAGGGATCGGAGGATTCCGTTTAGGTATGCAGCAAGCTGGGCATGAGTGTGTCGGTTATGTGGAATGGGATAAATACGCACGAAAAAGTTATGAAGCTATACACGATACAGAGGGGGAATGGACAGCCCATGATATTAGAGCAGTTACAGACAACGATTTGGGACTTCTTAGAGGAAAAGGAATTGACATCATATGTGGAGGATTCCCTTGCCAAGCCTTCTCGGTGGCTGGAAAACGTGGAGGATTCGATGACACTAGAGGAACATTGTTCTTCGAAATTGCAAGGTTCGCCCAACAAATCAAACCACGGTTTCTATTCCTTGAAAACGTTAAAGGGTTATTATCTCACGACCAAGGGAACACATTCGGAACTATCCTCCATACGTTGGATGAATTGGGGTATGACGCAGAATGGCAAGTGCTTAACTCTAAAAACTTCGGAGTCCCCCAAAACAGGGAAAGGGTGTTCATTGTCGGACATCTTAGAGGATCAGGTGGACGAAAAGTATTTCCTATCGGAGAAAATGACGGAAAAACTAGTAATGAAATAAAAATAGTCGGCCATAGCGGGAGTGGAGGCCAAAAAGGCTATATTCACGACGTTGAAGGGTTGGTTGGGGCTTTGAGTGCTACAGACTATAAACAGCCTAAACAATTAAAAATCGCAGCTGACTTAAATTATTACAATTACGACCATATGAATAGAGTTTATTCCCCTGATGGTTTATGCCCTACTCTTGCCACAATGCAAGGTGGAAATAGAGAACCGAAAATAAAAGTAAAAGAAGCAACAAAAAAAGGATATGACATTGCCTATGTAGGTGACTCTATAAACTACTCTGTGCCAAACAGCGAAACACGCAGAGGGAGAGTTGGGAAAGGGATTGCCAATACACTAGACACTCAATGTAATCAAGCGGTACTATCAGGCGTTTACACAGGAGTATCCCCTGATTTCCAAAGTGGTCCGCTTGAGGGATTAAGCCGTTGTCTCAAAGCAAACAAACACGATGCGGGTATAACAGATGGTTTTAGAATCCGAAAACTAACACCTCGTGAATGTTGGAGATTGCAAGGGTTTCCTGATTGGGCATTTGATAAAGCTAAAGAAGTCAATTCAGATAGTCAGCTTTATAAACAAGCCGGAAACAGCGTGACTGTAAACGTGATATATGAAATAGCTAAAAGACTAGGAGTGGATGAATAGATGATGAATAGAGTCGTACTAGTAGGAAGATTAACCAAGGATCCTGATTTACGCTATACACCAAATGGGGTACCTGTAGCGACCTTTACCCTAGCTGTAAATAGACCATTTAAAACCCAATCAGGTGAAACCGAAGCTGATTTCATTAACTGCGTAGTCTGGAGAAAGCCGGCTGAAAACGTGGCGAACTTCTTGAAGAAAGGCTCACTCGCTGGAGTAGATGGAAGGTTACAGACTCGCCATTATGAAGGGCAAGATGGAAAACGAGTGTATGTGACAGAGGTTCAGGCAGAAAGTGTTCAGTTCCTTGATACAAAAGGAGAAAAGAAACAGGTTAAGTCAGCACAACAGCCTACTACAAGAATCAGTGAGGATCCGTTTCAAGGGAACGGACAAATAGATATCTCGGATGATGACCTTCCATTCTAGGTGAACAAAATGAGATGGGACGAAGCAACCAAAAAACAATTACTTACTATCTGTCTTTTCGAAGATTGTCCACTTGAAATGAAGTATGAGGCAGCAAGGGAACTCCAGCTTAAAAACTGGGGTCCCACCTTCCTACAAAAGTTATTGAAATATTGGGGAATGGGGTTAAGCGAAACCCAAATAGCGGACAAATTCGGTGTAGAAGATTGGGAAGTCAAAAAACAGTTACTAAAATATAACCTGTATGGCAGCAGGATAAAGAGGAGAAATGGAGCATGAACCTAGAAAAATTATTCAGTATGCAGAAAGTTTTACGTGATCGAATCGGATATAACGAACCAGATAGATTCAATAAGCTAATTTTGGCGTTATTAGTCGAATTAGGCGAATGTGCAAATGAGTGGAGAGGGTTTAAGTTCTGGAGTGTAAATCAATTACCGCACACTTCAGCTGTGAGAGTACCTTGCATGATGGAAGAGGATAAAGAGTATTACAATCCTTTGCTTGAGGAGTATGTGGACGGTTTGCATTTTGTTTTAGAATTAGGTTTGGAAATAGGGAATGAATTATATTGGGATTTGGAAATAGTGATTGATGGCGTTATTCGTGAGAAAAAAATGGAAAAGACAGAGACTATTACGGATGCTTTTCATTTAGTTTTCTATAATACCTCACTATTAACCTACGATGATTATTATATACAGTTGTTTGCAGCATACTTGA